CGGTGTCGTACTGGGTAGCGTATGATTTTTCCAGTAATACGTCGTGTCACCACAAATCCACGGCACATCTGCAGCACTGCCACCATGGCACTGCGCGTTAAACACGGAGAGGTCAGCACGAAACTGTGTCAGCATGGCTGTAAACAGCGCAGGTTGCTGTGCGTGGGTGGCGGCGCTCATGTCAAACTCTCCCTGCATCCAGCACACCGCCAGCAACACATTTTTCGGGTTCTTCTGTAATGCAGCTTTAGTGCGCGCAATCAGGTCCTGATATAACGGTTTACCCACACCCCAGCGTGCCGAATCCTGGCTGGCCCCCGTGTCCGCACTGAATGTCCCCTCCGCGCCCTGGGTGAATGCCGAACCACCACGACAGCATGGTACCAGCAGGATCCCCGCGTTATTCGGGATATACGGGAGCAGTTTTTTGGCAATATGTAACCCCTGGCCGACACAGCCGTACTGCCCTTTGCTCAGGTCTGCCTTCGGATGATTCAGCGTACTCATATCCTGCACATCATGCAGGCAGTGGTCGGCCGGAATAATATCGTTATATCTGCAGGCAGCCCCACCCGGCGTCACTGTACTGCGGCGCGCCAGCTGTTTAATGCGCGGATCCGGAGCATCGTATGAATCCGGCAGCGGAAGCCCTTCACCGTAAGCCATGGCATTGGACTGCCCGGCCAGTACGATGACGTAGTACCAATCCGGCTCAGTTGCACCACTGACCACCACATCACCTTCTGCTGTAATCGCCTGCATCAGGGTATAAGGGGTTATGGCCACCGGACTACCAAACGGCTGCCAGCCCTCTTTCAGTTTGTGTGTCAGCTTTTCCGCAAGGTCTGACGGCGACGCCGCCCTGACAACATCATAATGTTTAAATGTCATTATTCCTCCCGGCCGGGATAGTGTATTAAATCAGATATGGAGTGGGCTGTAGTCCGGAAGCCTGAATGACACACGGGGACTACAGCCCAAGAAATGAAAAAAGGCCACGCAGTTGCGCAGCCTGATAAACCCTGGTTAAAATCCACACGATAACAACACAACAATATCAGTATCTCATGCTATTGCCCGAACCCATTCGGGCATTTTTTACCCATAAAAAATGCCCCTCCGGAGAGGGGCATGTTTGCATGCACATTCTTTTTCTTGCATGGTGCCGGGTGCCTCCCGGTGAATTCAGTATCAGCACCTGAATCCGCGATTATCACATATACCTACTTGCTGATTGCCCCTCCGCACAGGGGGATTCACCATGCAGTAGTATTTTTAATAAACAGCAAATAAAAAAATCAAGCATTATGCAGGCTGTTTCTTTTTATCACCGGCTACAGCAATACCACAATGCCGCAGACCAGCACCCCATCCGCCAGCACCGACATGATTCTGCTGGTGAAATCCACCATCACCACCAGAAACAGCAGGAGTGCAGCCACAGCCAGGCGCAGTTTTACCGTCACAGGTGATTCTCCAGACGAAGACCCAGAACACCGGCAATCTCTTCCAGCACCTTGCGCTCTTCCGGCTCAATTTCGCCGTCTGCCTCCGCAATGGCCACCGCCACATCCAGCACATCTTCCGCTTCACGCGTATCGTGTTTCACATCTTCAATTTCACGCAATGCCGCTCGACGACCAGTTTTAAAGTTCGTATCCAGCTGACCGATAATGGTTGCGCTAATCGCATTAATTTCTGACGTAAACGCGGACAACGCAGGCTGGTTACGCAAGACCTGCTCGATCTTCGCTTTCTCTGAAGCCTCACATTCACCATCTGCATAGGCCACCAGATAGGCAGCATTAATAACCGCCTGTGCCAGATCACGTTTCTCAAACTTTTTAATTTCCACTGCCGCTCGGCGGGCTTTTTTACCAAAAATACAAACATCGTGACGTTCCTTTGGGTGGGTGAGCCAACGCCCGGGAGCGATCTGCCCACAGAGAAAGTCACACTGACCACTCCGTAAGCTCACCCCCGAAAGGCTCTGTGGTTGATATGCGCCGGGCGTGGCGCAGATACAAAAAAGGCCCGCCGAAGCGAGCCTGGAAAATAAGTGTGGTGCGTTGTACTGGATTCGAACCAGTGACCGATTGCTTAGAAGGCAATTGCTCTGTCCGACTGAGCTAACAACGCATGATGCTGATAATGGACCGCCATCGGGGACTTGAACCCCGCACAGCCAGCTTCGAAGGCTGACGCTCTATCCCGATGAGCTAATGGCGGTATGTGATGGTGGCCCTTGCTGGATTTGAACCAGCGACCTGGCGATTATGAGTCGCTCGCTCTCACCACTGAGCTAAAGGGCCGGGCGCAGGATAATAACGGTACGTAACTAATTCTGCAATATCATCCGTTCTGACTGACTACATTCTGAACTTCCCTGACCGTCTGCTCAAAACGCCCGCTCTCCAGCTCAACGCCAATTGCACGACGCCCTAGCGCCATTGCTGCTTTGACGCTACGGACATAAAAAAGCCAGCCACTGGGGGAGGCTGGCAAACTCGTAGAGCAAAATGCTGTTACGCAAACTTCGTTACAGGGTTATCCTGCAATACTTAAAATATACAATATTTAGAAAACTAATAGTGCTATATGCGATTTTTAAGATTTTGTTATTAATTACGGTCGCACCTTCCTTTCTGTGTACTTTCCGTATAGCTCACAGGATTCGGGGTACAAAAAAACCCGCGCATCGGCGGGTTCGACTGCGTGGCAATGTAACCACTCTTATCATGATATGCAGATTTTTACGATCGTAAACTATTTTTTCGCTGATAAAATACAGAGGTTCTCCCTCCCGGCAATTCACGCTCAACATACCGATCCATCTCAAGCCTCACTCCCAGCATCATCAGCATGCCTTCAACAATCCCCTCCGCTTTGTGAAGGCGTTTACCTATACAGGTGTCAGAGCACCCATGTTTCCGTGCCAACGCCATGAACGTCTCCCCCAACACGTAATAATCAACCAGCAAGTCATGCAGATCGCGATTGTTCCGGTACGCGAATGAGTTTGGACATAAGCAACCAGAAACTGGTGTATGTCTTCCAAACGTAGCCATTTACGCGGCAGGCTACCGGAAATCAAAACAACTGACGGCGAGGTGACTTGTGTTGGTCGCCAGAAAATGAAATTAGGCAGCAAACCACTTATTTGAGGTGAGATATGACAAAATCATGGAGCGTACCTTTTCCTGAATCAGAAACTGAACATGATGGAATGCCTGTTTTCTGGAGATTCCAGGCGACAGTTGAAGAAGATGGGATAAAAATATTCGCACTTCAATATATAGCTTTTCATCAGACAGAGCATTATGCATGGTTGGTTCCTGCGCATTGGATTGTTAATTTTAAACCAGCACCAAATCAGTGGTTACAGGAATGGAAACAAAGGAGAAATAGATATGCAATTAAGAAAGTAGCAAAAAATGCAGAAAGATCTTTTGCATTCCCAACGAAGAAACTTGCCATTGAAAGTTTATTGCGCCGGAAGAAATACCATTTAATGAGAATCAAACAAGATTTGGCTGTTGTATCAACTCTTGTTGATGGTATGAAGAATATTGATACATCAACACCAGATATTGAATATAACTTTGGACACAACCAAGAAACAGAAAATTGGGTATTTTATTAGTACGAATAAGCACTGTGTATTCATTCCAACGAGTGAATACACGGAGCAATGTCGCTCGTAACTAAACAGGAGCCGACTTGTTCTGATTATTGGAAATCTTCTTTGCCCTCCAATGTGAGGGCGATTTTTTATCTGTGAGGATATGAACAGATGTCAAACATCAAAAAATACATCATTGATTACGACTGGAAAGCATCAATAGAAATTGAAATCGACCATGACGTAATGACAGAGGAAAAACTTCACCAGATTAATAATTTCTGGTCAGACTCTGAATACCGACTAAATAAACACGGCTCTGTATTAAATGCTGTATTAATCATGCTGGCGCAACATGCTCTGCTTATAGCAATTTCGAAAGACTTAAATGCATATGGTGTTGTGTGTGAGTTCGACTGGAATGATGGAAATGGTCAGGAAGGATGGCCTCCAATGGATGGTAGCGAAGGAATAAGAATTACCGATATCGATACATCAGGAATATTTGATTCAGATGATATGACTATCAAGGCCGCCTGAGTGCGGTTTTACCGCATACCAATAACGCTTCACTCGAGGCGTTTTTCGTTATGTATAAATAAGGAGCACACCATGCAATATGCCATTGCAGGGTGGCCTGTTGCTGGCTGCCCTTCCGAATCTTTACTTGAACGAATCACCCGTAAATTACGTGACGGATGGAAACGCCTTATCGACATACTTAATCAGCCAGGAGTCCCAAAAAATGGATCAAACACTTATGGCTATCCAGACTAAATTCACTATCGCCACTTTTATTGGCGATGAAAAGATGTTTCGTGAGGCCGTCGACGCTTATAAAAAATGGATATTAATACTGAAACTGAGATCAAGCAAAAGCATTCACTAACCCTCTTTCCTGTTTTCCTAATCAGCCCGGCATTTCGCGGGCGATATTTTCATAGCTATTTCAGGAGTTCAGCCATGAACGCTTATTACATTCAGGATCGTCTTGAGGCTCAGAGCTGGGCGCGTCACTACCAGCAGATCGCCCGTGAAGAGAAAGAGGCAGAACTGGCAGACGACATGGAAAAAGGCCTGCCCCAGCACCTGTTTGAATCGCTATGCTTCGATCATTTGCAACGCCACGGGGCCAGCAAAAAAGCCATTACCCGTGCGTTTGATGACGATGTTGAGTTTCAGGAGCGCATGGCAGAACACATCCGGTACATGGTTGAAACCATTGCTCACCACCAGGTTGATATTGATTCAGAGGTATAAAACGGATGAGTACAGCACTCGCAACGCTGGCAGGGAAGCTGGCTGAACGTGTCGGCATGGATTCTGTCGACCCACAGGAACTGATCACCACTCTTCGCCAGACGGCATTTAAAGGCGATGCCAGCGATGCGCAGTTCATCGCATTGTTGATCGTCGCCAACCAGTACGGCCTTAATCCGTGGACGAAAGAAATTTACGCCTTCCCTGACAAGCAGAACGGCATCGTTCCGGTGGTGGGCGTTGATGGCTGGTCCCGTATCATCAATGAAAACCAGCAGTTTGATGGCATGGACTTTGAGCAGGACAATGAATCCTGCACATGCCGGATTTACCGCAAGGACCGTAATCATCCGATCTGCGTTACCGAGTGGATGGATGAATGCCGCCGCGAACCATTCAAAACCCGCGAAGGCAGAGAAATCACGGGGCCGTGGCAGTCGCATCCCAAACGGATGTTACGGCATAAAGCCATGATTCAGTGTGCCCGTCTCGCCTTCGGATTTGCTGGTATCTATGACAAGGATGAAGCCGAGCGCATTGTCGAAAATACCGCATACACTGCAGAACGTCAGCCGGAACGCGACATCACTCCGGTTAACGATGAAACCATGCAGGAGATTAACACTCTGCTGATCGCCCTGGATAAAACATGGGATGACGACTTATTGCCGCTCTGTTCCCAGATATTTCGCCGCGACATTCGCGCATCGTCAGAACTGACACAGGCCGAAGCAGTGAGAGCTCTTGGATTCCTGAAACAGAAAGCCACTGAGCAGAAGGTGGCAGCATGACACCGGACATTATCCTGCAGCGTACCGGGATCGACGTGAGAGCAGTCGAACAGGGGGATGATGCGTGGCACAAATTACGACTCGGCGTCATCACCGCTTCAGAAGTTCACAACGTGATAGCAAAACCCCGCTCAGGAAAAAAGTGGCCTGACATGAAAATGTCCTACTTCCACACCCTGCTGGCTGAGGTTTGCACCGGTGCGGCTCCGGAAGTTAACGCTAAGGCTCTGGCCTGGGGAAAACAGTACGAGAACGACGCCAGAACCCTCTTTGAGTTCACTTCCGGCGTTAATGTTACTGAATCCCCGATCATCTATCGCGACGAAAGTATGCGCACCGCCTGCTCTCCCGATGGTTTATGCAGTGACGGCAACGGCCTTGAACTGAAATGCCCGTTTACTCCCGGGATTTCATGAAATTCCGGCTCGGTGGTTTCGAGGCCATAAAATCGGCTTACCTGGCCCAGGTGCAGTACAGCATGTGGGTGACACGAAAAGATGCCTGGTACTTTGCCAACTATGACCCGCGTATGAAGCGTGAAGGCCTGCATTATGTCGTGGTTGAGCGGGATGAAAAGTACATGGCGGGTTTTGACGAGATGGTGCCGGAGTTCATCGAAAAAATGGACGAGGCACTGGCTGAAATTGGTTTTGTATTTGGGGAGCAATGGCGATGAAGCATCCTCACGATAATACCCTGTGGTGATTACTCGCAGTACTCAGCACTCAGTGTTCTTTCGACGCATGGACGGGCGCTCCGGACGGGTACGCATTGGTGAGTTCAACAACCTGTTCGAACATATTGACCAACAGGAGTACCGCAAAATTCTGGCGGGCACTGAGCAGGAAATGCGCCTGAAAAAATTACGCGCAATGCAACGGAGGTGATACATGCATACGGCTTTTGAGTTCTGGGTTCGCAAGACATTCGGCAATCGCTACGACCTGACCCGTGATGTCGACGGCTTCTACTGCCGTGAAGTTGTGAAACGAATGTTTGACGTGTGGTTCCACTGCCGTGGATGAAAGTTTTATGAGGTTGGCATGCAGACAATCATCTATCAGATAACCCCCAGCAAATGGTGTACGGAGAGAGTCCTTATTGCATCAACAGGGCTAAAGCCCGGCACCATCGAGCGGGCCAGAAGAAAGTCATGGATACAGGGAAAAGAATACCGCCATTACTCTGTAGAAGGTGATCCGGGGCACTACAGTGAATGCCTGTACAACATCGAAGAGATTATGCGATGGATCGAAAACCAGAAACAACCAGGTGCCAAAAATGCAAGTTCCGGTTAACCTGTTAATGCTCCTGGACGTCTGGGAGGTTTAATGAGTAACGCATCATACCCGACAGGCGTTGAAAACCATGGCGGATCACTCCGTATATGGTTTCACTATAATGGCAAACGTGTCAGAGAAAACCTCGGTGTTCCTGACACCGCCAAAAACCGGAAGATCGCAGGTGAACTTCGCACTTCCGTTTGTTTTGCAATCAGAATGGGGAGTTTCGACTACGCCGCGCAGTTCCCTAATTCCCCTAACCTGAAACACTTTGGTCTGGGAAAAAGAGAGATAACCGTTAAGGCACTTTCGGAAAAATGGCTTGAACTGAAGAAAATAGAGATTTGTGCGAATGCACTTAATCGTTACCAGTCAGTAATTAAAAACATGTTGCCTATGTTGGGAGAAAAAAAACTAGTTTCATCCATAACAAAAGAGGATTTACTTTTCGCAAGGAGAGATTTGTTGACCGGTTACCAAAAGCTTTCTAATGGAAAGACTTCTTCCATAAAAGGGCGCTCAGTGGTCACGGTAAACTACTATATGACAACCATAGCTGGAATGTTTCAATTTGCAACAGATAATGGTTATACCTCAGGAAACCCATTTAACGGTCTGGCACCCTTAAAAAAGTCCAAGGTAAAACCAGATCCTCTCACCCGTGACGAATTTATTCGTTTTATTGAGGCTTGCCGTCATCAACAAACAAAAAACCTGTGGATTCTCGCTGTATACACGGGTATTCGTCACGGGGAGCTGGTATCGCTGGCATGGGAAGATATAGACCTTAAAGCAAGGACTATAACCATCCGTAGGAATTATACAAAACTTGGCGAATTCACTCCACCAAAAACCGATGCAGGCACCGGAAGGACAATTCATCTGGTTCAACCAGCTATTGATGCTCTTAAAAGCCAGGCGGAAATGACCATGCTTGGAAAGCAACATTCTGTAGAGGTGAAGCAGAGGGAATATGGGAGAACTGCTGTGCATAAATGCACTTTTGTTTTTAGTCCTCAGGTAACAAAACAGCAGCAGTTGTCCGGACCTCACTACAAGGTTGACTCCATCAGGGAGTCATGGACAAGTATCTTAAAACGCGCAGGTCTGAGACACAGAAAATCGTACCAATCCAGGCATACTTATGCATGCTGGTCACTTGCCGCAGGAGCTAATCCTAGTTTTATCGCAAGCCAGATGGGCCACACAAACGCACAAATGGTATTCAATGTTTACGGAGCATGGATGAAAGACAACAATCACGAACAGATAGAACTCCTTAACAAAAGACTATCTGAAAGTGTCCCATGTATGCCCCATAAGAAAGCTGGGTAAAATAAAAACTTGCAAAATCAATTAGTTTACCCTTAATCCCTGTCACGTTACGCGCGTGGCAGAGGCGTTACGGA